AAGAAACCAAAGAAGCCCATTTGAAGATGAACAGGATGGAAATGCTATTTTAGAACCTGTAGTTTTTGAAGACGGTATGCTTTTTGTTGACCGTTCTAATCAAGTATTGCAAGAGTTCTTGCATTATCACCCACATAATGGACAGGTTTTTGAAGAGGTAGACAACGAAGCAGATGCTGCAAGAGATTTAGAAGAGGCTACTATGGAACTAAATGCTCAAGTTATGGCTATGGAGTTACCTTTAGAAAAAATGATTTCAGTAGCAAGAGCGTTTATTGGAAACTCTGTAGATAAGATGACTACATCAGAAATTAAAAGAGACTTGTTAATGTTTGCTAAATCAAGACCAGAAGAATTACTTGCTATTATTAATGACCCTATGTTAGAGTTACAAGACACAGTAATGCAAATGGAACAAGCAGGTTTAATAAAAATTAAAGGTAAAAATGTATTTTATAATTTAAAAAATAATAAAAAACAGATGTTAGTGGTTCCACATAATACAGACCCTTATGCTATTATTGGTACTTATCTTCAGTCAGATGAAGGAATACAAATGTTTAAGATACTAAAAAAGGCTTTAAATAAAGATAGTTAGATTGTTTATCTTTGTACTTTATTAATCATTAAATTTTTTAAAAATGACAAAATTTCTTTTTATAACAAACGCACCTAATACAGGTCAATTAATTAGCCTTAATGGCATAAAAAATATAGGAACAGCAAGTGCTACAGCAGCTACCGTTACAATTGATTACGTTGATAATACTACTACAACTGTAACTACTGCTAATCAAGTTGGTTCAGATGTTTACTTAGCAATAGTCAATGGCGCAGAAGAAGCTTTAGCTACAAGCTGGCAAAAAGCATATTTTCCTATGCTTTTACCAAAGGCTGTAACATCAATAGTTAACGCATAAATATATGAGAGCTAAATATTTAGAAATACCAGTTAATACGATTGTTTCAAGTGGAACATCGGAACTGGTTATAGGAACCACAGCTTCAGCAGGTATAGCCTCAGGAACCGCTACAAGTGACAGTACGAATAAACTTGTTGATTCTGGCGCTACTTTTGTTGCAGACGGTGTTGTTGTTGGTGACATTGCATACAATGTTACTGATGGCTCTCAAGCTGCTATAACTGCTGTTGCTAACACAGAACTAAGTTTTGCTTCTGATTTATTCCCGGATGGTAATGAAGATTATGCTGTTCGTAAGGAAAAGCAATTAAACGCTGTTGCAACATTTACAACTCGTAAAGTTAGAGTTGGAGATATTGTAAAAAACACAACAGCTGGTACACAAACTACTGTAGCTGCTTTAATTAATGAGACATCATTAACATTGACTGCTGATATATTTGACAGTCCAACTTTGTTTAATGATAATTTTACAATAGAGACGCCTGCTAATGAGGTGTATGATTTTGGTAAGGCATTTACATCTACTGTTACTGCGGGAGATATTCTTGAGAATACTACTGCAAACACAAGTGAAACTGTAACACAGGTTATTGATGACTATAGGTTAAAGCTTAGCGGTAGTTTCGGAACTATTGGAAATGCTTACAATGTATTTGACACTACGATTGCTTCAAGCTACTTAATAGATATGGATAGCATAGTTTTTGTAGATAGAGTAAATAATGAGCAGACTAAGATTATTTTAAACACTAATGTTACTCCTACTTTAACAATAGACCATTCAGATCAAGGAACAGGTCGTATTGTGGCTATTGCTATACAAGACGCAATGAAGAGAGGATACGTTGGTGTAAATATGCCAGACCCACCTGGACCATCTGCTGCAAGAGTACAGATGCCTTTATTTGAAAGCGCTGTAATAACAGTTGAAAGCTTAGCACTATCATAATAGTATTATTACAATTTTAAAGAGAGGTTACAAAAAAAGTAACCTCTTTTTTTTTGCTATATTTGTAGATATTTAAAATGTATTTTCTATGGCTATGATTAATAACGTAAGGAATACAGTATTAGCAATTATTAATAAAAATAATTACGGGTACTTATCTCCGCAAGATTTCAATCTGTACGCACAACAAGCGCAGATGGATATGTTTGAGGATTATTTTTATCAGTATAATCAATATATAAACAGAGAAAACGTTAGACAATCAGGAACAGGTTATGCAGATATAGTAAAAGGTTTAGAAGAGGTTATAGATTCATTCTCTGAAGAGGTGTTTTTAACAGGAGGAACAGCAAACACCTGGTCTTTACCGTCAGACTATTATTTAATAAACAAACTTTATTACTACCCTACTCTATTAACATCAGGAACAACAACAGCTACTGCTGTAAACGAATTAGTAGACAATACAGCTAACCCACCATTTTCAGATGGTGCTGTTACACCACAATACCCTGCATTACAAAGTATAGTGGTTAATACCGACACTCTAAAACAGGCGTTTGTTCAAAGTGTTGCAAATGCAACAACAATAAATTTAAGCGCAGATATATTTCAAGCTGTAGCTTCTGGAGAAAATTATTCTATATACGATGCTAATAACATAACAGAAGTAGAAAGAGTAACACAGAAAAAAATATTTTTTCTAACAAGCTCAACTTTAGGATCACCTACAACTCAATTTCCCGCATATGTTCTAAGTGGAAATACGGTAAGTGTTTACCCAACATCAATTCAAAACAATGGTGATATAAAGGCGCAATATATAAGATATCCAAAACCACCGCAGTGGACATTTTTATCTTTAACAAATGGAGAACCAATATTTGACCAAACATCCTCTACATATCAAGATTTTGAATTACCCCTGTCAGATGAGCCAGGATTAATAGCTAAGATTTGCCAATACGTTGGTATTGAAATAAGAGAAGCAGAAGTATATCAATTCGGTCAAAACGAAGAAGTTCAAGATAACCAAATACAAGTATAACAAATGACATACATTACAGATTATTTATATTATGAAAACAATGGTAATTCTCCAGTTGATAAAAACTGGGGTTCATATCAGTATGTATCTTTAGAGGATATAGTAAATAATTTTATGTTAATGTATCAAGGAAATAACGAAATACTAAACAACATAGAAAGATATCAAGTTATATTTCATGCTAAAAGAGGAATACAAGAGCTTAATTACGATGCAATGAAAGAAATTAAAATATTGCAGTTAACAGTAGACTCACAAATTAGATTTGTGTTACCGCCTGATTACGTTAATTATGTAAGAATATCTTTGTATGAAGCAGGGGTTTTATATCCTCTAACAGAAAATATACAAACCATGTGGAGCGAAGCCTACTTGCAAGATAACAACGCTAAAATTTTGTTTGATGTTGATGGTAATGTTTTAAAACCTGAAAACTCTCAAGTAGATTTATCAAGACAAGAGGGCGGTATGCAAAAATTATATTTAGGAGGAGGCCCATTTCATAATCAATTAGGCTACTGTATGGATGGTTGCTGGTACTTTGAAAGACAAATGGGAGACAGATTCGGTCTTAATACTGAAACTGCTAACATTAACCCAACTTTTACAATAAACAAAAGTACAGGCGCTATATATTTCAATTCAACTATGTCAGGCAAATCAGTGGTTTTAGAATATGTATCAGACGGAATGGAAAAAGGGGATGATTCCAAAATAAGCGTAAACAAAATGTTTGAAGAATATTTGTATGCTTATATAAGATTTGCATTGTTAAACAGTAAGTTGGGAGTGCAAGAATATATAGTAAACAGAGCAAGAAAAGACAAGTCGTCTTTATTAAGAAATGCAAAATTAAGATTAAGTAATATTCATCCAGGAAGATTGCTGATGAACATGAGAGGTCAGGATAAATGGATAAAGTAATATGGAAATTAATACTAATTTTATAGCAGGTAAAATGAATAAAAGCGTTGATGAACGCTTATTACCTCCTGGACAATATGTTGACGCACAAAATGTAAGGCTTGGTTCTACCGAAACTACAGAAATAGGGGCGGTAGAAAATTCAAAAGGAAACACTCAGGTATCAACTTTATTATATAATGGCGTGGCATTATCTACCTTTGCCAAATGTATTGGCGCTTACGCTGATGGTATAAACCAAACCATGTATTGGTTTGTTTGTGATCCAGGAAGAGATGTAGATATGATAGTTTCTTTTAACTCATCAACAAACGCAACTAAATACTTAGTAATTTCAGAAACTGTTTTAAATTTTCAAACAGAAAAACTAATAACTGGCGTAAATTTAGTAAGCGACCTTTTATTCTTTACCGATAACTTTAATCCACCACGAGTAGTTAATATAAACAGAGAATACCCATATCCTACACTTGGAGTAGACGGAATTACAGAAGAGGATATATCAGTAATAGTAAAGCCTCCAGGATTTACTGAATATACAAACAATCTTGTTTTACCACCTGTAACTGAATTTTCTTTACCAGCACCTACAATAAATTTAATCAACACTCCTTCGGAAGAAGAAAACTATATTTTAGATAAATTTTTATGTTTTGCTTACCGATACAAATATAAAGATAATCAGTATAGCGCAACTTCTTTGTTTACCACACCAGCTTTTGAGCCAAGTGATTGGACTTTAGATTATGATACTTTAGAAAATACCGGTATGGAAAATAAATTTAACACTGCTGAGGTTACATTTAGCACAGGCGGCTCAAATGTTATCGGTGTAGATTTATTATATAAAGAATCAGGACAAAATACAATTTACATAATTGAAAGGTATGATAAAATTAACGAAGGGTGGGGTGATAATACTGAACGTTCAATAACTTTTAGTAAAAAGAAAATTTACACTTTACTTGGGCAAGACGAGTTATTAAGAACATTTGACAATGTTCCTAAAACTGCTCAAGCACAAACCGTTATGGGTAATAGAGTGTTTTATGGAAATTATACAGACGGTCATAACATGATAGGATTTGATGACTTACCTGTCGTTCCTCTTTTTACTCCTGAAATTATACAAATTAATGATAGGTTTTTGGAACTACAACAACCTGCAAGAGTTAGCACTACACAAGTTTGGTCAATACAATCCGGAACACCCTTTAGCTCAACACTTGGAAAAACTACATTTTATCCAAACATTTCTTTGTCAGGTTTTCAAATATACTCTGGTTCAGACACAATAATAACCGGAACAACTTTTACTTGGGAAATATCTTTAAGAACAACAGGCACCAATTCAGTTCCAGGCACATTAGCTGGTTTTCCTGCTACTGGTGAGTATAAATCTTCTAACGGAACTCAGCCCATAACTCTTACTTTTGAATTTACAACAACAAGAGATTATAATTCAATAAATACTATGTTGTTAAGTCCTGAATTTTCTGATGCAGTAGGAGTAACTAATTTTCAACCTATATCAAACTCTAACAATGGTAATACCTTAACGGATTTATTTAACACCGCTATTATTGCGCCTGGCCCAGCTAATTCAGGAGTGGTTTCTGGAGCAGGGCCATTTCCTCAGACAACACATTCTTTAACAGGTATTACAAGCTCTACTGTAAATGAAGGGTTTGAGCTTACTGTTAGTGGTGATACTTTTGATTTAAAAGTACCAGCAGTTAAATACCAAGCTACTGACCCTTCTACAAATGTTGTTAGTGAATACTATGAGTATTTTCAGTATATAATACAAAGCATGACTGGTGTTTTGGATAGCTCTCCAAATAGATTAAGCCTACATAGTAACAGGGATTATAGTTTAGGAATAATTTATATGGATGAATACGGTAGGTCTTCTACAGTAATTACAACTGAGGACAACACAGTTCATGTAAATACTCTTGGAGCAGGATTGATAAATAGATTAAGAGTATCTATAGATAGTCCTCCACCAAAATGGGCAACTCGCTATAAGTTTGCAATAAAACCTTCAGCTACAACTTATGAAACTATATATATAACGGTATTTGAAGAAGATAAAAATGACCCTACTTTATATTGGTTTAGATTGGTAGGTCAAGACCAAAGTATTTTAACAGTAGGTGATAGACTTATAGTAAAGTCTGAAATTGTATCAGGAGTGCCAAGTGTTTTTCCAGAATTAGTCACTCTAACAGTATTGGAAATAGAAGCGAAAGGACGTGGGGAGATAGATGGAACCGTATCAAATCCAGGAAATAGTTTAGCAGGATTGTATTTTTCTGCAAAACCTAACGGTTGGAGTCCAAACGATCAAACTTTTGTGTATAATAAAGGAACAAAGGCAAATGTAATGAGTCGTAAGGCTTGCGGAACAAACCCAAGTGAAGACCAGCAGGTTGCATATCCTTTATTTTTTGGCACTGCTCCATCCACTAATATTGTTATTCAACCTGGTTCTGTTATTCAATTTGACATGAAAATTACAAGGGGTGCCTATGGTGGTATATGGACAGGAGACCCTGCTGATGTAAAGTCTGTTGATTGGAGGTGGAAAGAAGAGTACATATCTAATGCTCTTTATCCTGATTTTAAAAGTTGGTTTGAAGGTCAGGGAATAGTTAATTATATTCAAGGAACAAGTGATACTGGAGAAAAAGAGTTGAAAGGCCATTATGTATATACATTAGCTACTGATATATCAGATTGTAACATACCTGGAGCATCACCATGTTATGACTATGCGTTTCAATTTTTACAACCAAGTGCTGGCGAATTACAACTGGTATTAAGTCATGGGGTACCAAGAGGTGGTCCAGGTTTTGACAAAAGACCAGCGAGAGTTTCTGTTAAAATAGTTATTATAACTAATAACAATGTTATTACATTAGAAACAACTCCACAGCCAGCAGACCCTAATATTTATTATGAAGGCTCTCAAAACTTTAATATTGGATATGATGCGGTTTCAAACGAAAACATACATTTTGGTAATGTTCAAAACCAAAATTTAACGACAAATGTCGCAGCTATAAATGATTTAACCTTTGCTAATTGTTATTCTTTTGGTAATGGAGTAGAAAGTTATAAAATATTTGATAATGCAGCAGAAAATGCTATGGCTATCGGGGAAAGAGCTAATGGCGTTACTGCGGAACCTTATCAAGAAAGTAAAAGAAAAGCATCTATTACCTATAGTGGGATATATAATGGTGAAACAAACTTAAATAACAGTAATGAGTTTAATTTAAGTTTAGGTAATTTTAAAGATTTAGAATTAATATTTGGTCCTATTATGAAACTACATAGTAGAGAGACTGACTTATTAGTTTTACAGGAAGATAGAATATCATATATATTACAAGGAAAAAATTTATTATCAGACGCAGCAGGAGGTGGAGCAATAACCTCTATACCTGAAGTATTAGGTAAGCAGATAACACGATTAGAAGAGTTTGGTATAAGCTTTAACCCAGAAAGTTTTGCTTCTTGGGGTAAAAATGTATTTTTTACTGATACAAAAAGAAATGCAGTTATAAAATTAAGTGGAGGAACTTATGAAGAACAATTAACAGTAATTTCTGACAGTGGTATGCGATCATTTTTTAGAGACTCTTTTACTGCACAAATAGATACACAGAAGTTAGGAGGTTATGACCCTTATATGGGAGAATATGTTTTAAACAATAATGAAATATCAGTCAAAGGTTCTGACGCTCCTGTAGCTTGCGGTACTTTAATATCTCAAACTAATGCTCCTGAGGTGTTTGAATTTGACGTAAATGTTGGAGCTGTGTATGGAAACTTTTATTTAGATTATCTGTTAAATTCAGGTTCTATTAAAATAACTTTAACATGGAACGGAACAAATAAAGTTCAAATAACATCTGGTTCAGCAACTAATCCTTTAGTATCGGGAACATTAACAGATACAGCCAACAATTTTGTCACTGCTGGGGTGCAAGTTGGGGACGGAATAATTAATACAGGTTCTTCTATAGTTCCTCCTCCAAAAACTACGATTACTGGATTAGGAAACCCTGATGAATTATTATTAGCAAACCCAGCTTTTACTTTTGCTGTAGGAGACACTTATATTATTGAAAGAGTAGTAAACCCTGTAGTAGTAGATAGAATAGTAGATAATACTGCACCTTCTGGTTTCTTGATACTAAACAAGTTAAGTTTATATCCTACCACGATAAACGTAAAAGTTGAAAGAGCTCCTAATACAACAGGAGTATTAGGTTACGAAATAACACCACAGTGCGTTACTACAGTAACTGGATCATTAACACAGATAGTTTTAACATCGCCTCAGCAATCAGGAAAACAATTACATTATGAATATGGCTGGTTTGACGGTAATTTTTCAAGCCCTATAGAGTCTAATTTAGTTGTAGCATTAGCAAGTCCATTACAAGGGGTCTCGGCATTTAATCAGTTAGAAGGTCAGCAATCAGTAGGAATGATATCATATGATGGTGCAGACCAGCTTATTAGGTCAGTAAAGAAAAGTGGAGATAATATAGATTTTAATCCAGTAGGAAACTTTTTATATATATTTAGTCAAGGAAATCCTATGTATGCTCCAGGTTCAACAGGAACTGCATTTGATTTTGATGTAACAAAACTTAATGGTAAATCTCCTTTAACATCAACCTTAACTAACCCTCAGCCAGGAGTTTTTGAGGCGAAAAGATTTAATGTTACACAAGGATTGTCACAGCCTAACATGATAGTTGTAACCGATTTAAGAGAGCGTTCTTATGTAAAAATGGGATATGACGCAAATTCAAGTACAGCTGCTTGCGGAGTGGTTTTAAATTGTAATCTGGTTACAACAAGTGTTCAAAAGTTTTCAGCTTTTTCAGCTTGTCAAGAAACTGTTATAAATATCAGTAGATATACAAACGCTGTTTCTCCTGCCAATTTAACAGTAGGAGATATAATGTATCAAAACACTCCATGTAGCTCAGGCCCATCTAATTGGACTCCAGCAGGTTTTTATAAAATAAATCAAGGAGGGCCAAATGGAAGAGTAGCAGAGATAGGAGTAGATGGTTTAGTATTAAGTATAACAAATTGTTAATATGGCAGTAGCAATAAATAGATATTTTGATGGTAATACTTTTTGTCAAGCGACAGGAATATTTACAGATAATAGAATGACAAGTTTAGCCCCAACAGGTTACTATGCTTTTGATGGATATGTAAGATATTGGGATAGCGCAACACAGGTTCTTGGACCATGCTCAACTTGTCCTTAAAATAAAAATTATGGCAAACGAAACATTATCATATAGCGAGTCAGCAAAAGGCTGGCCATCATTTTATTCTTATCTACCTGACTTTATGATGGGTATGAATACTTATTTTTATACATTTAAAAATGGTAATTTATTTAGACACAATACTAATCCAATAAGAAATAATTATTACGGGCAGCAATTTAATTCTTCTATTACAGGTGTTTTTAATAACAATCCATTAGAAATAAAATTATTTAAAACTATATCATTTGAAAGTGATAAGGCTTGGGCAGTAACAGATTTGCTAACTGATTTAAGTTCAGGAAATATGTTAAGCACATATTTTGAGCAAAAAGAAGGAGAGTGGTTTTCATTTATTAGAGAAAACGCATCTACAATAAATTTTAAATTAAGATCAGCTAATGGTATAGGAACAATATCAGCTATTCCAACCATAATTTCTGCAAACTTATATCAATATCAATTTACTGTACCACCTGGAAGTATTATTTCAGAGGGTGATTCGGTTTTTAAAACCACCAACCCGGCAACAGTAACACCAACTAAATGCGGTGTGGTTAAAAGTGTAGATAATACTTTAAATACAATAAATGTTGACACAACAGGATTTGGACAATTAGTAGCAAGTGGAGATTTTATTTTATATTATAAAGATGTAGTAGCTAACTCCACCGGAGCAAGGGGTTATTTTATGCAGTTTAAATTAGAAAACTCAGACACAACACCTGTTGAGCTGTTCTCCGTAGGAAGTAGTGTGATGAAAAGTTTTCCATAGATTTTATTATCTTTGCATAGATGAGGTATAACATACAGCCGCTAAAAGATAATGACTATGAAGATGTGTTGGTAGGTTGGTGGAAAGATTGGAGGTGGACACCTCCAGCAAAAGACTTTTTATCCGACAAAGGATATATGGTTTATTGTGATGATGAGCCAGTGTGCGCAGGGTTTATGTATGTAACTAACTCTAAAGTGGTATTGTTAGAATGGATTATATCTAACTTTAATGTTAAAAATAAAAAGGTTAGAAAGGAAGCGTTGCTGACATTGATAGAGTTTGTAACGTCTGTAGCCAGAGGTATTGAAAAAAAATATGTATATTCATTGCTTAAAAACCCTTCATTAATTAGTCTTTATGAAGAGTTAGGGTATGTAAAAGGAGGGAGCAATGGGCAAGAAATGATTAAAAAATTATAATATGGGTTTAGGAACAGCAGCAACAATAGCGGCAATTACTACAAAGGTAGCACAAGCTGTAGGGTCTTTTCAAAACGCAAAACAAGCGACAAGATTAAGAGAGCAAGCAGACAAAGCAG